CCTGTTGTTGTTCATTAAAATCGTAGATATCGGAACCTTCAGCTTTATATAAAGCTATATCAGGGTCCCTCATACTTCCCACAGATCGTCGTCTAACGTTGTCCTACCGTCGCCAAAAGTGATATTGATAATGTCCGTATATACATGTGTCCTAGAAATATTGCCTGAAGAAGGTGCCGGTGCCGTGATAGTCTGAGTTTGCTCTTGGTCTGCCATGATAGTTTCAAAGCGGGTTGGTTTATGACCCATACAACGCAGCTGTGGCTGCATTGAAGTTCTCGCTTGTGAAATATGTGCTCGTTAAGGTGCTTGTTGATGTTGCGGTTGTTGCAATTCGGTCATAGGGTGATGTGTCCCCCATGATCAACTCGTATTTTGGCGTTTCTTGTAATTCGCCACGTAATCCGAGATGTTCCCAATCAACTTTGGTTTTCAAGCCTTCCTTTCTGAGATTCATCATGATTCGCGTCAGTAATTGATGTGCTGTAAGCTCCTCTTCTGTGAAAATATCGCTTAAACGTTCTGCTAATAAATAATTCATGCTCCATAGATGCGCGTAGCCTAAAACTGCGTCTTCGCCAGCTCCCATTGATAATTTGCCTAAGAATCTCTTAAGTAAGATTACAGGATCTTTTGCCAACACTCCTTTTCTTATAAGGAATGAACAAAATTCTCCTGTCTCACTCTCGAATCTTTTGTCTGTGCATGGGTCTAGGTGTTGCACCTGCGTGTATCTTAAGCCGACTTGTCCTACTGTTCTTCTGACTGTATCGTCTCCTCCGTTTGCCATTGGATCTCCTGGTTGAAGTTCATACATCAAACATTCTCTCGCTGTTGCTGAGGTCGTGTTAATTAAATATGTCCAAACTTCGCCTGAATCTGTCATGATCGCCAAGATCTTGTGGTTTATCTCTTTTGATAATTTCTCTATTCTGAAAGATGAAATCCATTCCTCGGGGAATGAAAACCATCTGAGTAAATTCTCAAAGAAACGAACCGCCCATCCTTGCGTGCTCTGATCTTGTCCTTTCAAATCATTCATATGTAAAGTATCGCCTGGTGGTATGTGGGTTGTAACCCACTCGGAAAATTCTTCTGGTGTCTTGCGTGCGTAAAAGAACCAATATTCTGGTTTATTTCGCATCAGCATCTCCAAAAGATATACCCCCATCGGTCCGTACTTAAACAAATATTGGTCTGAATGTATCATGATTGGTTGTAATGGTTTTGCTTCGGAAAACTGCCTATCTTTCAACTTCCATTGCGTCTTCGCTGTCAACATAATTCCGTAATCAGGGTCCGCTCTATTTAAG